ATGCGGTCCCTCTTCGATCTCCGCCGACGCAAAAAAGAACGGACGCGCGAACATCCGCTCAGTGCCGTATTCCAGATAAATATCCACCGGATCGGGCTGATTCCCCGTCTTGTACGCGAGGACGATGTACCCCTTGCCGTCTTTCGTGAGGTCCCAGTGGATGCCCTTGGCCGTGATGCCCGTCGCGCGCGTGACGCGGGCGTGCGCCTCCTGCACGATGCGCTTCGCCGTGTCCCGCGCGACTTCGCGCGCCAGGAACTCCATCGACGGCCCCATGCGATCGAACAGGGCCAAGACCGAGGAAGCGTCCACGGTCACTGTGAATCCATCAGCCATCGGCGAGTTCCTCGGCCGCGAGGGTCATCTCGATCTCTGTCACTCGGCGGAACAGTCGCGTGGTCGGCAACTGACTGCGCGCCGTCGCCGTCTCCGCGGCATCCGTCATCGCTTTGGCCTGCCGATACGCCTTCGCTTCCAACGCATCGGTCAGCAGACCAACCGGCAATCGATCCAGCTCAGCAAACACTTCGGACGGCATCCGCCCCGGAAAATGATCTAAAAGTGTCGCCACGTACAGCGCGAACGGATACGGCGCCTGCTCATCGTCGAGCGCGCGATGGAGCGCCGTTAGCCTTTTACTTCCGCCGCCTCTCGCTCAGCGGCCGACAAAAACAGCGCGGGTTTCGTGAGGCGAATAATTTCCGCCGCCACAAAATCCGCGCCCTCATCATCCAGATCCGCGATGGCTTTCACGCGCGCAGCCTTGATCGCCGCATCCGTTTTGCCGGTGTCATACGTCCAGGACACCAACCCGGCGCGAATCACCTCATAGCGATCAAATCCGTTCAGCGGATGATCCAATTCGACGAGAACGGCCTCATGCTCGCGCTCAGCCACCTGCTCAGGTGTCAAGGCGGGGAGATGCATAGCCTCGATGCCTTTCCGCATTTGGCGCTTGACGCGCTCGTGCCATTGCCGCCCGAGCATGCCCGCCGCCGCATTCGCCATGTTCGCCGCTTGCGCTGTGTCGATTTCTTTTCCCGTCAACTTCCGAATCGTGATCGTGTGCGGCGGATCGAATGGCACCGCCACGGTCACTTGCGTGGGACTCGCGAACATACATCCTCCAGGGAACAAGGCGACCGGCGGACCCCGAGAGGTCGGCCGGCGCGGTTGTCGCTGCGTCAGAGATCACGTTACGTCCAGGTCATCGTCCCGGTCGGCTGCAAGACGGCCTCGAAATTGGGCAGGTTGCCGGTCTGCCCGATCACGGCGTAGGACACCAGACGCACGTCGCAGGTCATCGTCTTGCTGTCCCCGAAGACCACAATGAGTTCGCGGCCGTCGTCCTGCGGGCCATCGTCAGGCGCGATGAAGACGACGTGGGGCCCCGTGGTCGCCGTCGTATCCCAAAAACCCGTGAGTGTGATCGGGTCGCCCTTGAGCATCCCGGTCGGCGTGTGCTCTTCCCACGCATCGCCGAAGGCATGAGACGGCTGCGTCTGCGCCGTGATTTTCACGCCGCCCATCGTGAGAATGAAATTTTTGATCTGCCGGGCGGTTCCGCCGGGCCCGTCTTCGAGCGAAATCGTGACTGATGCGGACCCGTACTTGCCGGCCATGTGACCACCTTCCGATCCGCGCGCGGCGGATCACGAGTGCAGTCGGTCGGCGCGGCAGGATCATCCTGCGGGGACGACGAACGTGCGAACGATCGGCTTCTGTCAGCGCGCCGCGAGTTGCGTGCGCAACGCGCGCTTGCTAATCCACCCCTCGAGCGACTTGCGCAGCGCCGTCGCGTGACGCATCACCACGAGCGCCGCGTCGCGATCCGGCAGATCTTCCGTCCCAACCCATGTGGCCCGCGCCTGGCCTTCGACCTGCAACGTCGTCGCGAGCGCCACGGCGAGATCCCGATCGGTCATCATGCAATCACTCAGGACCGCGAGAATCCCGCAAAGACCGTAATCGTCCCTGTCCCCGTGACGTTGCCGTCGTAGGACAGATACCGATCGACGGTGCCCGTCACCGTCGCCCGCTCCGCAATCGGATCGGCCACGGTATCGGCGAACGTAATCAGATCCGCATACGTCACATCATCGGGCGAGTCGCGCAGCTTGCCCACGAAATTCGTAAACCCGGACCCTGCCGTGATCTGCTGATATCCGACGCCGCCGTTCGCCGAGTTCGCGCAGACGAACGTCCCGGTCGTGCCCTGGACCGTCACGTTCACCGGGACGGTAAAGGTACTCGCCGTCAGCACCGTGACCGTCCGCTCCCCATTGACCGTCGGCGTGCTATCGCTGCCGGCGATCAGAATGATGTCGCCCGTCGCGAGGCCATGCGCCGCCGCCGTAATCACGGTCGGATTCGCAACAGAGATATTCGAGATCGCGCGCACGCGCTGACTGGTGTCGAGCGTGTAATCGACGGTCGTCCCGAGCGTCTTGGTATTCCAATCCGCCGTTTTCGTCGCGAGCGGCTGAATGATCGTCCCCTTGTCGAGCTGTCCGGAGATCAGGTGCGTGGCATTCGCTTTTGTCAGCGCGCCGAGCGTGGCGAGCACCTCATACGTCGCGGTAAATGCCCCTTGGAGCCCGAGGAACATCTCCCCGACCGTGTGGCCGGCGAACCCCAGGCACAGCACGCGCGGCGTCGCTTGCGGCGACGTGGGCACACTGGACGCCATCGCCGCGTGAATACGCACCGTGTCCGTATCCCACAGCGCGCCCTCTTGGGTCAGTTCCACTTTTGAAAGCCCGGTCGGTGTGTGCTCTTCCCACGAGTCGCCGAGCCCGTCCGTCCGCTCCGTCAGCGCCGTGTGCGTGTGCCGCAACCCTTTCAATTTGTTGGCGATCAGGTTGTAGCCATCGCACAAAAACCAGGCGCTCGCCGATCCGTATTTACCAGTCGCCATTACTCGCCGCCCCTCAGATCGTCACGACGCACCAGACGCGCTCGAGACGGCGCCGTCATCTCGATGCGCTCGACATAACCATTCGCAATCATCGACGCCAGGTCTGCCGCCGACGCCCGCTCACACGTCTCGCCAGAGCACGCCACCACGCGCCCCTCGCTCGTAGTGATCCGCAGCGTCCCCGGTCGCCGTGGATGCCGGGCTTTCACGCGATACGCGCGGACGTCAAGAACCTCAGTCATCTTGGCGTTCTCCTATCCATTCGTAGCCGCACCTGGAGCACACCGGATGCGGATCGCCAAACCCACTGGACATGACGCGGTGCCCTTTCGTCGCGCGACACCGTGGACACGCGGTATCTGATCGGCTCGACCGGAGCGCACGGCCCTGGGCATCGACAAGCCCGGCTGGCGGAGAAACTGTGTTCATGCCGCCTCCACGTATAGCCGCGCGTTCGCGACGAGTTCCTTTACCTGTCCCCCAGCGACGATCGAATCCGCCACAGGATTCACATCATCCCAAAAGATCGCCCAACTGGAATAGCCGCTCACGGCCGGAGCCGTGACGAGCAGCTCGCGCACTTTCGCGAGCACGTCTTGACATTCCTTCATCCCTTTCGCCTGCGAAAACACGTACACCCGCAACCGCACTTCCGGCAACTGTCCGCTTCCCGGCGCCGTGCCGAATCCGCCGAGCTGCGCATCCTCCGAAACCTCGAACAGCACGAACGGATACGCCGTATTCGGCGGGACGCTATCGTGCGCCCCTCCAGGGGCCAGCGCCGTCAGGCCCGCCACGTTCAGCGCCGTGTAAATCGCCACGGACACCGGCGACAGCGACAAGTAACTCGGCATCTACGTTTGCACCTCGCTGCACGTCAGCCACAACTCCGCTTGCGATCCGTCTGGATCGTGAAGGCTTTCGATCTGCACGATCCGCGATCCGATCCGCACGCGATCCGTGACCTGCACATCCGTCCGATACCAGATCTCAAGCATCACCGGCCGCACCGCCGTTACCTGCGCCTGCCGTAATGCTTCCGCCCCGGTCATCTGCCGCTCACGCGCCCAGACCACCGCGCGCAA